TGATGAGAGCATCACTTACTTGTTGGTAAATGAGGTTTTCATCAAACTCTGGCGGTGGCTCTTTCTTCTTCTTGACCTTCTTTACAGGTTGAGAAGCTTTTGGCTCCTCTTCCTCTTTTTTACCAAAAACAGCACTCAGGAACCCAAGAAGACCTTTGGCTTTCTTTTGTACTGCCTTAACGTCTTTGACAACTCCATCAACTTCATGGGCAATGTCAGTAACGATTTGACGCCCCTCTTTGTACATTTCACAAGCGTCTTTGCAGAGCTTGAAAGCGCCTGAGGCAAGAGCGACAAGGGTAAATGGATCAATTTCTTACACTCCGAAAAAGTGTTTAAAAAAGGTAGCCGCAACCCCTGGCCCAAGAAGAACCATCAACATAACTCCATAGAGCAGATACTCTATCTTAGTCATGCGCTTGTCACCGTCCTTCAGCATTTGAAAGATATGGTTATACCTTTCAGTGCAAATTGCCTCATGGACTGCTAAGTCCTTTTCAACATCTCCGCTCATTGTTGTGCAGGTGTTAAATTGTCACTGCCAGAGGCATTAGCATCTGCAACAGTTGGAGCAGAACTTGTAACAACATTTGTTGCAGAAACATTTTGAGCAGACGCTTCTTGTTTAATCTGATCAATAAATTGAACTACTTCAATGTAAGGACGATTGCCCAAATATTGAAGAATTGAATTCATAAGATCCAGTGAAAAATTAATTTTATTCATGTCTTTTCCTTTAAATCTTCAATAAATTAAAAAACAATTTCTGAACTTGATTGCAAGGTTTCGCTAGTCCATGTTTGATTACCAGAACTAAAAGAAATTAATCAAAGCTGACGATGATCCAAATCCAAATGCTTTTGCTGTGGCCGATCCTGATGTAATAACCGTTGGCATCGATTACCCCTTAAAACTGTGTTTGTGATGCAAGCACTGTATAAGTTGCACTTGATGTCTTAACAATCGTGTAGGTGTATACATCAATACCTGATGCATTACCTTTTGTAGGTGCCGATCCACCTTGCCAGTATGTTGTCACACCTGACGTTGTTCCATCAATTTGAACTGCTGTGTTGTAGTATGCGGTTGAACCTTGGGTTGCGAGCACCGCCAAAGTCAATGCTTGACCAATCGACATAGCACTATTCAAAGTTGTACTAGAGCTAAATGCAATATTTATAGTCCAATTGTTAGCCGCATTGGAAGTAAAGTATTGCACCGATCCAGTGTTGAAGTAGACGGTTTGTGTGGAGCTTGGCGCACTTGCAGTCACATTTGCGGTCTCAGAAATAGAGAGCGTGTTTGTGATACTTGACGTAGTTGCGCTGTCTCCTAAAAGAACAAGTGCCATGATTAGCTACCCCATACTTCTGTAGGTACAGTTGGAAATGTTGCTTGCGTGGTTGGTGGGTTTACAGCAATTGCGCGAACTGTATTGCGATAAGCAATGAAATCAGCTTGATTTGTCAGCTTATGCGTTCCTGTTGTAACGTCAGCGTTAACAGTCCAATCTGTTGCAGACAACAAAGCAGAGGCTTGATCCTTGTTTTGCTTTTGAATTTGTTGGCCTTCATAAGTAGTCCATGCGGAATTCAATTGATCTGAAGTAGGTTGGTTGCCCAATTTAACAGTATTCCAATGCAACACTTGATCTGCTTGGCCTTCAGGTTGACCTGTTTGGTAATCACCAACACCATAAGAAATGTTGTTGACTGTAAGATACGCTACGATTGTGTCGTTTAATGATGCCATGATTTACTCCTATTAAGATGAAAGTGCGTAAAGTGATGCAATTCCTGAAGAAATTGTTCCAGAACTGGGAATCAAACGTATAGATGTGAAAGAAGTTACTCCACCAACATATCCAAAAATGCTATAAGCAGTTGGTTGGTAATCTGCACATTGGCTTGTTACACTAACCACGCCAATGTTATTAACATTCATGGAAATCGTGCCGCTAAAATTGCCATAAGAAAAAATATTTCCAGTATTTAAATCTAAATTTATTCCTGCACCGCTAGTAGTACTATAAAAAGATTGGCTAGAACCTGCAATAACTTGTCCATTACAATCATATCCTGATGTTTTCCATGTTGGAGTTAATCCAGTTCCTACTTGTAAATATAAATGTGCGCCTGATGCACTAAGAACCAAACAAGATAAATCAATAATAAAATTACCAACTCCACTAGATGGGATTGTTAATCCTGTCCAAGATAAACTTGCAGAATTACTTGCAGTCTGTGTACTAATCAACGTCATAGCGCCAGCACTTGGTGTTGTCCAAGTAGGCGCACCAGAACCAGCACTTGTTAAAACTTGTCCTGATGTTCCAACAGAATTAAATACAAGATTACTTCCATCACCGTAACCTATTCCACCAGCAGTTGGTGTGTTAGAACCATTAAGAATTAATGACATAGTTATTCCTTATGATGAAATGCCGTAAAGGGATGCTGATCCGGACGCAATATTTGCTCCATTTACAAATATCTGTAAAGCAGTTTTTGCTGTTGTATCAGCAGTCAAAACGCCTGTTCCACTTGTGCTTGGATAATTTGTTCCGTCAAACCAAGCAGTATTAAAAATAAAACTTGTGTTACTCCCATTGGCACAAAGAAAATTTGTAAAAAACATTATTCCACTTGCACCAGACCCAGTTGATGCAGGAGAAAAACCTCCAGTTATAGTTCCATATGCTACATTAGCTCCACGACCAGACCCAGTAATTGTGTTTGAATTCCCCGGAGCCGTAAATGTTGAAAAATAATATCCAGATGATATATAGGTTGGTGTCGATCCTTCCCCAAAATAAAATCTAACATCATTACTTGTTGCAGGTAATAAATTTTCAAATATTAAAAGATATTTATCGTAACCAGATAATCCTGTCCATGTTAAATTTGCAGATGAACTTGCTGTTTTTGTGCTAATCAAAGTCATAGCACCACTAGGAAAAGCACTTCCTCCAATAGTAGGTGTATTAGCAAAGTTAATCACTTGGCTAGAGTTAATCGTCATTGCAGTTGTTCCAGCCGTCTGTAACTGCAATGTTCCTGAATTATCCGCCGTGGTGATTAAACCACCAGCTCCTGATGTAGATGCGTTGATTATGCTTGCCATGTTGTGTCCTTATGAGGATATTCCGTAAAGGGATACTGAGCCTGATTGCAAATTTACAGGTGTACTACTTGCTATTTTTATAGCAGTTACAGGTGTTGAAGAAGAAGATATAGAAAAATTTGCACCTCCTATGCAATCATTAGCCCAATAATTACCTCCACTATTTGGATATGAAAGAGTGCCTTCTAAACGAGGTGAATTAGATGTTATACCTGAAATTGTTAATGAACCAGATAATCCATAAGGATATGTTTGTGAACTTGAATAATTTCCTAATGCACAAATAATTATTCCACTTTGGCTCGAACTTAAGCCATTTGCTTGACCATTAATTGTTGAAGTTCCATCAAAATACATTACAGACCTTGTGTATCCGCTTGTTGCATAAGTAGGCCCTGAACCAGTACCAAAATAAATAAAATATTGATCTATTGAACTTCCATGAGAAAGTAAATTTTCAATAATAAGCATATATTTATCATATCCACTTAGCCCAGACCATGACAAAGATGTAGCCGTATTGTTTGCAGTTAAAGTGCTAATTAAAGTCATAGCACTTGCTGGGGCAGCACTCCATGTTGGCGCACCGCCACCAGCAGATGTTAGAAATTGCCCGCTAGTTCCAACCGTTGCGGGGGCTTGCACATAGCCACTTGTGCTGGGTAAATTTAAAACTGTTGATCCGGCGGTTGATGGCGCTTGTAACGTTACCGTTCCAGATACATCACCTGCAATAATTACTTGACTCATAGGACTACCCACCTTTGTCCGGTTGTAACGGTTACGGAATAACCGCTATTGATTGTGATAGGGCCAACGGAAAATCCATTTTCCCCACTAGAAACAGTCAGATTAGACGATACCGTTGTTAAGTTATAAATAATTGGCGCAACTGAACCAGTTGGTGCTGACCAAGATGCTGTCGTACCGTTACTGGTCAAAACATAACCGCTTGTTCCAATACCAAGTCTTGTTGCACTATTTGATCCATTTCCAATAATCAAGTCACCAGTACTTGTAATTGGAGATAAGGCATTAAATCCTGCGCTTGCAGTTGTTTGACCTGTGCCTCCATAAGCAATACCGATTGGTGTTGCATTCCATGTACCAGTGGTAACAGTTCCAAGCGTTGTGATGGATGTTGTACCCTTGCTTGCAACAAGCGTATTGAATGTGTTAGTGCCTGTACCAACAAACAACAAGCCATCAGTAATGTTGACAGCAAGCTCTCCAGTGGTAATGGTAGTTGGGGTGTTCCCAGTTGTACTGCTATGGTACAGAACGACTGGCGTAAAGCCTGATTGAGCCATTAAAATACTCCTCCGTTGATACCCGCTGTTAGGGCATTATTTGTGTAATTGTATGTCAGAGATGAGTTTGTGTTAACCCCGACATTACCTGTTGCTGATGACACAAAGGTTAAATAGTTTGTTGACCCAGAACCCGCTGTGGCCGCAACATTTGTTGCATTGGTTGCAGTTCCGGCAGTCGCCGCGTTCAAGTTTGCCACTTGTGTTGTGCTTGAAACCACAAAGGGTGCAGTACCTGTGGCTACGGTGTTGGTTAACTGGCCTGACATATTTAAGGTTGTTATACCTTGAATATAACTAGATGCCATGTTTAAACCAGCAGTACCCCAAGTCAATGGGGCGGTGGCGCTGTTTCCTGGGGGCAATAAATAGCCTGCCCAATTTCCTGTTGCAGAAGCATTTGAGAGGGAATAAATCCAACCAGCTCCGCCAGGTACTGCCGTAGCTAATGTGTTGCCAGCACTGTCTTGAACAGTCACATTACCTGTTGAATCATTGTCAACGATATACCCCATTGCTGTTGGTATAGTTGTTTCATCAGGTAGTTTTAATGTTTGTGTACTTGTGCCACTGAAATGTTGGTATCGAGTGGCAGAGGCAGTCAGGGTTGTAGTTCCTGCGGCTGTGACTGTGTTGGTGTACCCAGGTGCTTCATTGTTCCAAACAATATTTCCGTTTGAATCACGCAAAACTACACTGTTTGCACCAGATGAAGACGTAACGCCAGTGCCACCGTTAGCAACATTTAATGTGCCTGAAAGCGTTACAGCACCAGTTGTACCTGTACTTGGGGTAAATCCAGTGGTTCCTGCGCTAAACGATGTCACACCTCCAGTGGAGGCTTGCCATGATGCAGTTGTACCGTTTGATGTCAATACATAACCGTTAGCACCGATTCCTAGCCTTGTGGCGCTGTTTGTGCCGTTTCCAATGATCAAATCACCTGTTGAAGTGATTGGAGAAAGCGCATTAAAGGCCGCAGAAGCCGTTGTTTGACCTGTACCACCGCTTGATACTCCCAAGGTTCCAGCAAGCGTTATAGCGCCCGTCGTGGAGGTTGATGGTGTCAATCCGCTGAGTGATGTTTGGAAAGATGTTACGCCACCAGCCGAACCATTGGATGCCAATGTAATTTGGCCTTGGGCATTCACCGTGATGTTGGCGTTTGTATAAGAACCAGCCGTCACCGCTGTGTTAGTAATACTGAACTGCGTACCTGTCAGCGTCAGGCCAGTGCCTGCGGAGTATGTACCAGCGCCTGAAAATTGAGCCCAAGTGATGGGAGTAGTTCCCAATGTACCGCCTGGATCAACCGTACAGACCCAGCCTGTATCTGCTTGCAAAGTGCCTTCTTCAACAAATACATAAGCAGAAACCAATTGGTTCCATGTATTTGCATCACTTGAGCGTGACCATGCACCTGAAGCCGACACATAAATACCATTGTTTTGCGACAGTGATTGATTTTTTACCAATACACGGCTTGATGAAGTAGTTACCCCATCAATTGTTTGCTCACCAGACAACGTAATATTTGCTGTTGTTGCCACCAAAACCGCCGCTTTGGTGTTCAATCCTTGAGCTACTGAATCAACATATTGCTTGGTTGCCAATTGCAAAGCTGTTGTTGGGTCTTGAGTCACTGTGACTGAAGTCAATCCAGCAGGCGCTAATGACGTTCCTCCCAATGCAATATTGGTAGTTCCAAGCGTGATTGAACTATTGGTCAATGAAGAATTACCAATGTTGGTCAATGTGTTTGATGAACCACTGATTGTTTTGTTGGTCAGTGTTTGCGTTCCAGTCAAGGTTGCAACAGTCGAGTCGATTGCAATCGTGACAGCAGATGATCCGTTATAACTTGTACCTGTTAAACCTGTACCAATCGTCAAAGCAAAAGGGTTTACAGCAGTTATTGTTCCTGATGCACCCAGAGCAATAGATGTTCCGTTAACAGTAATAGTGCTATTGGTAAGACTTGCATTACCAATATTGGTCAGTGTGTTGCTTGATCCACTGATTGTTTTATTGGTAAATGTCTCTGAGTTTGCTAATGTTGCTAACGTGCCAGAAGTCGGCAAAGTAACAGAAGTGTTACCAGTAGCCACAAAAGTCTGAGTATATGCACCACTAAATGTGATGTTTCCACCGACAGTAATTGTGTTAGTACCATTGTTGACTCCTGTACCACCACTCGCGCCATTTAATATGCCGCCTAAAACAATGTTTCCTGAGCTTATGGTATTTGGTGTGAAACCAGTTGTACCTGCACTAAAGGATGAAACAGCGGAACCAGAAATAATGGTTCCCCATCCTGCTGTTGTGTAAGCCTCGAAAGAGCCAATGTCAGTGTTGTAACGCAACTCACCAAGAATACCCGCATTACGTTGCGCAGTGGTTCCTTGTGGAACAACTACACCTGCCGTCCCAGGCAATATCGGATTCGTTGACAATCCAACAACAGGCGTTGTGGTGTTATTACTTACGACAATTTGATTGGCTGTTCCAGTGACACTCGTAACTGTTCCATCACCATTACCAACATTGACCCAAACGCCATTCTCATAAAACTCAAACCTTGAAGTGTCTGTGTTGTATCTAATGACACCATTGTTGGGCAAACGCTGTCCAGTGGTGCCAGAGGGCATTTGGGCGCCGCCAGTGCCTGGTAAGACCACGTTGTTTGCAATAGCAACTGTAGGCGATCCACCCACCCCATTTCCGTTCGCAATAGTAATTTGATTACTAGTGCCAGTGATTGTTGTCGAGTTAAAACTCGTGCCGTTGACAGTTACGATACCTTGAGCGGATGAAGAACCCAACGAAACCACGTTAGAAAGCACTGTTCCAAGGCTTACAGTGGGGTTTCCAGACGTTCCATCTGGGTTGGTAATAGTCAGGCCACTACCAACTGCCATTTGCACAGCAGTGACCGTATTTCCGTTTGTTTTTACTTGAATTCCGTTACCAGAAGTGTTCAGAGAAAGCGCGGCACCAATCAAATTGATGCGCATTGATTGGCCTGCACCGTTATCTGTCAGAGTCAAACCTGCATTGGTGGTCAAGTAACGTGCTTGAGTCAAGCCTGCGGTTGTATTTGCTGTCAGAAATGGGTAGTTCAGTGCACCTGCACCTGAAATGGCACCAGTTGTGGTTTGAACCGTCACACCGTTTTGTACAACAGGTACTGGTTCAGTGCCAGTTAAGGCACCTGCGTATGGTAGTTGGGTTATCGTTACTTGTGCCATGTTAATAATCAGGTGTAATGATGTCGTTGTTACCAGTTTGCTCAGGGGTTTGGGTATTGCCCTCAGTACTGATTGTAAATTGTTCGTCACCGCCCGTCACCAAGCCAGTGTCGTCAACCGCTACGCTAACATCAGGACGAGGAAATTGCAAAGTGATCCTTTCTGTCTTTCTTGCAGGCAACCTGTATGGGTCTTTTTGATCCGCACAACCTTGTTGGCACACCTTAAGTCCTGGAAAATTTGGATCAGGCATGGCCTCAATAATCGGTCTTTTCATCTTGCAACGGTCGCAGATGAAAATCGCAATTACTGCATTGCCACGAGTGTCCAGAAATCTAGGCATCCTTACCTCGTATAGACAGAAATGTTCGGAGCAAAGTAAATCGGTGACTTATCGCGCTCTTCATTCTCAGCCATAACAAAGTAATTCTGAGCTTGAGTTTCCAAATAAGTGATTCTTTCCATTTTTACCGCAGGTAGTATCAAGCTCATTTGGTGAGCTAGTAGATATTGAATTGCTTGATTCCAACGCTGTGGAATCTCCAATTGACCATTTAAGTCGCCTACATCCATGATTTGGCGTGAATACCACACAGTCATTTGGACAAAAGGATCACTGGGCGCGGGCCACAATACGATTGTTGGCTGAGGAATCGTGCGATTCACCCAGAATTGAAACGGTTGATTTGCCGTGAAATTCTTGTTTGGCAAGTTGGTATAGTCATCGCGGTTGAGGCGAGCCATGGTAATCTCTGTGGAATTGTTGCCCACATAGAATTCAGCCACGTTCAAAGTGTTGCCACTTGTCTCGCGCATGCGATAGCCTGCGGCGGTTTGTCCTGGGTCGATGTCGTACCAAAGCCAAGTGCCACTCACCCATGTGGTGACCCCTGTGTCTTCGAGCGTGAGCCACGTTGAACCATCCAATGTGTACTCAAGAACAATATGAAAAGAACCAGAAACAGCAGGTAAAATTCCGATGGAGCCTGCATAAACAGGACTGCTAGTGCCGTAGAGGATGCCGATATAGCCATTTGGAGCCGTTTGTGCGTCTGATGTGTATATGTTGTTGTCGAAAGCCAATCCTGCGCTACCAGAGCTTGAAAAAGGGCTTCCTGATGGCCTATTTAAGCGTCTGTATAAAGCATTGAGCACGTCCACACCACCAAGTGGCAACTTGTACTCATATTGGTCGGCATTCATGCCATAGACTTGCTTATTGATTGCCCAATAGTTGATGCCTTGATTGATCAAATTGCTCAAAACAAAGAAAAGGGCTTGCTTAGATCCCTCAACTTGTTCAACGGTGAGCTCTTCCGCAAGTTTGCCCGATAAACGAGCTCCTTGATCAATAAACTGCTGTACGGTGACGACAGTTTGTCCAACAGTACCGCTA